TCTTTTTTTGCCATGTTATTTTATTTCTTTGTTATACATTGTTATTTTCTCTAGTGCTTTTATCATTCTGTATCTTGTGTAATCATCCAATACTTTATGGTTATGATGTACTAAGTCTGTTATTAATTCTACACTACTGTCTATTTCCTTTTTGATCTGTGTATTTTCTATTGTATGATATTCGTCTACTATTCTCATCTTTTCGCGTCTTTTTTTAAAAGCGTTTGTTCTCTTGATAATAATGAACAAATGCGTACCACTCATTTATAATAAGGGGGACTTCTTACTCATACTAAGGCTCATCTTGTACTTTCAGTCGTCCCCTCTACTTTATTAATTATTTATCCGTCGTACCGTTTGTTGACTCGGCTCCGCCGTCCTTTGGCTTAAGTTTTACTACTTTTGCTTCTTTCTCTTTTCGAGCTTCTGCTTTAGCGTCCCTTTTTGCTTGTACATTTTTTGATTTCAGATCCATTGCATCCGTTGCTACTTCCCATCTATCTGTCCGAATATTATATTCAGCTCCTACTCCGTCTCGTCGCTCCGTATATATCTCTGGTGCTCCGTCTGTAATAGGTTCTCCGTTATGTAATATTCTATTCATTTTTTGTTCTATTGTTTCGCCTTCTGTTACGTCTGCGCTTCCAATATAACTTTTGTTTGCTGGTCTATATTTGTATCCCATTATTTCTTTTTTTTATAGGTTTGGTATTGTTTTAGCACTCATTTTTCTTCTACACGTAATTTTGTTTCCTACTTGTACCCAGAAGTTTTGTGCACTTGTATCCGTTAACGCGAAGATATTATTGAATTTACTTGGGTCTATGTATGTTGTTACATCTGTTATTCCGAACTTATCAAATTCATATCTTCTATTTAATGTCATGAACATTTCTCCTACTGGTCCATCTGTTGCACTTCCAATAGCGAAGTTTCCTCTTGTTCTGTTTACGTTTGTCATGTAGTTTATCCATGCCGGTTGTTTCCCTGCACTTGAATGCTTTACATTTCCGTTAACATCTGTCGTATCTCCGGCCCAATGCATAGCTCCAGTTATCAGTTGCTCATATCCGATCTGACCGAGTTCAGGTTTATAGAAGTCGTCCATACTCTTTAAGTTCATATCCCATTTATTTCCTTGTGAGTAGTCTAATCCACTCGCACCGGGAGTTATCGAGATTATCCCCATTATATAGCTGGGCTCTGATACCTTTATTTTAACTCGTCCACCTTTGTGTTTATTTGTCAATCGTCCTCGTCCCGCTAGTGTACCTAATGGTTGAGTATTTCCGTCTACACTTGTGTCTGCTTGTGATATTACTTCTTCGAATGCTAAGCTTTTTATAAGGCTTCCATGATATACCGGACTTTCAATTGATTTTGCTCTTTCATGTGTATACACTGCATCTAGCCAATCATCGTACGTTCCTCCACTTACTGCTATTCTATTTAGCATATTATATACTTTTTGTTGAAGGTTTAAGCTATCCATATATACCACTTCATCAGTTCCTGCTTGGTTTGTTTGTACTACTACTGCACTTACTTCCCCAACGCCGTTTGGACCGTCTATCCATCTTGTCGATATCCAATTGTTAAATAAATCTGACTGATAGGTTTTTATAGCTAATCCTTCCTGATTACTTGTACAATATGGCTTACTCCAATCTCCCGATCCTACTCCTGCAGTCGTATCTAGTCCTAATCCATATGGTGCGAATGTGTTATAGTCTACTTCTACCGCCGCCGAGTTTCCTACTGCACTTAGTATTTTTTCTCTCATTTCATCGATATTTTCCAGATCGAATCCTTGTAGTCTTGGTGCTCCGTCTCCTACGCTTATTACGTTTAATACATCTTCTTGACCTACTCCCGTAATTGTTATATTTCCTAATGGTCCTATCCATTGACTTGCTGATACTTGATTGTAGAATGTTCCTTCTACTCCGTTAAATTGTACATTCTGGAATAAGTCTATTAAGTTTGTTAATACTCCGTTTACTTCTAGTTTTATAGTATTTATATTTACATTTCCTTCTGGTGCTCCTTGATGTGGCCAATAGTACACTGCATTGAATCCAATTCCGTCGTTTGTTGTTACTCCCGCTAATGATATTGTTCCGTCGTATGGGTTTCCTTGTGCTACACCATTCATATACATATTTTGTAAATTTCCTAAGCTTGTCCCTAAGAATGCTGTATAATGATTATCCAATAAGCTTTGGTGTATTACTTTTCCTTGTGCTTTTCCGTTTCTTTCCTCTTGTAAATTTGCATAATAATTTTTGTAAATTTCCCAATATGCTAATAGTGGTACAGCATTGAAGCTTCTTCTTACATCTCCTTCATTTCCACTATTTGTTCTTCCTAGTCCTCTTACATTTAAGTATGCATATATACTACTTGGATTAACTTGCATATTATCTCCTTCTGTATCTATTTTATCTGGATCGAATGTTCCTACCATTGTGAACTGTGGTAGTTTTATTGCTCCCATGTCCATACCTATGTTAATCATATTCATATGTAATTTCCCTTGATACAATCTTATAGGGCACTCGAATATATCTAATTGTACTTTATAGCTCCCGAATAATGGTCCTATTGTTGGTAATGTTTTCACATCACAATTTAAGTCTATGTCCCATGTATCACCCGGTAATGCTAGTTCGCTCATGAATGGTACTAATGTTCCACTACTCATTGAGCTCCGCCATTTGTATGATAGATCGTGCGTACTTCTTGAGTAATTTTTTGCACTTACTTCACTTTTTGAGCCACTTCCTAAGCGGTCTCCTCCAATTGTTGTCTTCATTGATTTTTATTTATTTTTAGTTTCTAATTTTTCATTTACTTTTTTATCGAAGTCTTTGTCTTTTGTTCTTATTTGATCTAATATCATCATCACTTGTATTATTCTATTCCATGATATACACTTCAATTCGTCTTCTACTGCTCCTCTACTTTCCATTTCTTCCGTAACTCTATATTCTCCCATCACTCCGAAGTTTTTTCCTTCTACTGTTATTACAGTGAATGGGCTATTTGGTATTTGCCATCTTTCTATTAGTTCTTTACCAGAGTTTTCGTTGTTTACTTCTTCTACATTCATTGTGGTAGATTCTTTTGTTAATGTTTCCATCTTTTTCGTAATATTTAGTTGTTTTGATTAATATATAGTCTCCATTTTGAACACTATTTTTTTTTATTACTTCCGCCGTTTCTTTGTCTACGTATATACTCTCCGTTTTCCACTTTTCCGTTGAAGTCATTTGATATTTTTTTAAAGTCTATATAGCTTCCTATTCTTGTTATTATTCTATATATCTTTATTATTATTCTTATTATTTTCATCTTGTTTGCATTAATACCTTTTCACGTTTAAGAGCAGTTATTATACTTCTTAACCTATCGTTTTCAATTTTAAGATTTTTGATTTGTTCTTCTAGCTTTTTTTCCATCTTTTGAGCTTTTTTGATGGAGTAGGGGAGTTGTCTGTATGTCAGGCTATCACTGACTTTTTGTCCAATTTACTTAATATATATTATCGGACATTTTATAACTTACTGATTTTCAGTCCCTTACTCATTATTTTACATAATTCTTCGCTAATTTAATACTTTTTTCCTGTTTTCCTAATCCCTTAAACATCTTTTTTTTGCTGTAGCCACGCGAAGCGTATATTCAGCGTTGGCTTATCCATGTAATTTTTTTATTCTTTCTAATCTCTTTAAGTTTCTTTTTTGATCTTCATATTCTTTTCTATTCCAATTTATACTATTATCTCCATATCCTAGTATCTTATTTACTTTTCTTGCTTCTTCTAATGTTTTATAATAATCTTTTTCATTTTTTACTTTTCTTCCTAATATATATCTTTCTCCTTTATCTAATTTCTCTATCCATAGTTTTTCCCTTTCATTTTCGGTATAGATTTTGTTTCTATAATATATTGGTAGTGCTAATTTAATCCCGTCTCGCGTTCTATATAATTCGTCTGTTTCTCCGTTTTCTTTATATTTGTTTAATTCTCTATCTTTTCTATTTAGATATTTCTTCCCTATTCCTTGACTTACAAACATTTTTGGAATATATTCTTTGTGAATTTTATCACTTTTATTTAAATATTTAACTATATATGCTACCGTTTCGTTATTACACCATTCTCCTATATATACTCCGCCGTATTGCCATCTTTCTTCTATATCTGCTTTGTTTTTGCACCATATTATACCATGTAGGTGTAATCGTTCTGTCTTATTGGTACCTAGTTCTGTCACTATCCAATGTCTTACTGTTTTTCCAAATTTTTTCCTCCATCTTTCTGTGAATTTTCTCACACTATATCTTGCTATTTCATTATCTCTGTTATATCCATTTAGATAGTTCTTTTTATTTCTTGCTGATCCTCTTAATTTTTTTTCCTTTTTTAATTTTTCTTTTATCTTTTTATGTTCTCCTTCAATTTTATCATCTAGCTTTTGCATACTTTCATCACTATATGTCATTGTCACAAACCATGCTTGTAATTCTTGCGTTCTTATTTCTTCACTCAGTCTAACTTGCCATTCTCTCATTTTTTGCTTTCTGCATTCCATACATTTACCACACGAAGCTGTTACTATCTTTACTCTTTCATCAGGAACGGAGGGTATATTCCCCCCGTTCTTTTTGTTTGCTAAGTATTTCCGATTATTTATTAGTTTAGGATATAAGCACATTAGAATATATCTTTTGCTTCTGCTATTACTTTTAATACGTCAGTTCCTGTTCTTAGTATACTTCCTACTATGTCACTTGAAAACTTTATCCATGCTTCTTTGTCGCTTTGGTCTATATTCATTTTTGCTATCTTTTCTCTTATATCTAGTTCTATTTTTTTAGTTAGTGTATCTATTTGTTTTGCTTCTGCTGTATCTTTTTGAGCTTCTGCTCCTATTCTTTTGCTTTTAGCATCATAGTCCATTATACCCGTTCTTTTAACTTCATTCGCTAAGTTATCCAGTGCCAGTTTGAACTCTTTACTTATATATTTTGTTTGTTCATCTGTTAAATTTGTTTTTGCTATTAATGAGTCTACTTCTGCTTTTAGTTTATTTCTTTCTCCACCCGCTATATTTGTAGCTTCTTCATTAGTTTTTTTAGTTTGTGCTCTTAGATTATCTAACTGTGCTTTCATCATTAAGTTTTGCATATCCATTAATTGTCTTCTTTGCATCGCTTGTCCTTTTTGAGCTTGTCCTCCTTGTGCACTTCCTCCCGTTTGGCTTCCCGTTACTCCTCCTGGTCCACCTTGCTTATACATTAGTCCTGGATTCAATCCTGCTTGTCTTAGCATTTCTACTTGTGCCGGTGCATTTGTATTTTCCCACATCTGCATTTGTAGATCGTGTCCTTGTTGGTTTAGTCCTTGTTGCCCTGCTAGTTGTTGTTGATTTAGTCCTATTTGATTTTGGTACGCTTCGTCCATTAATAGTAATTCATCTTCTAATTGTTGTCCACTATTCCAATTATCATATAAATGACTTCCTATTGATGTTGCTACTCCTAGCATACCGTCTCCTGTGAATGTATCCCAGAAGTTTCCTTCTTTTTTTGCCATGTTATTTTATTTCTTTGTTATACATTGTTATTTTCTCTAGTGCTTTTATCATTCTGTATCTTGTGTAATCATCCAATACTTTATGGTTATGATGTACTAAGTCTGTTAT